TTTCTTTTAAAATGTTAATACCTTTGCAAAAAGCAACTGTTTCCGCTAAGGCTACAGATGGTGTTTTTAGCCCTTCTCAGTTAATGAACGCAGTCGCATCTAGTGACAAAAGTTTAAGAAAGGGCAATGTAGCTTCAGGAGATGCACTTCTTCAGGATATTGCAGGATTAGGGCAACAACTAAAAATAAACCTACCAAACTCAGGTACAGCTACTAGAGGTGAAGTTTTGGGTTCTCTTCGTGGATTGGGCGGAGACGCACTTGCTGTAGGAGGTGCATATATGAACCCATTAGTAGCAGGTAGTTTGGCTACTGGCACATTGCTAAATTACTCAACACCATTAGGCGGATTTTTAAGAAGCGGAATTACTGATTACATCGCACCTGCTATGCAGAGAGGAAGTCCTGCACTTGGAGGTCTTTTGGGCGATAGAGTGTCAGCAGGAATAATGAATAGGAGATAGATAATGGCGAAAACAAAAGTCTCAGAATTTGACGCAGTAGCTTCAAATAATACAGATATAAATTCTGTAAATGTGGCGGAAGGATGTCCACCTTCAGGCATCAATAATGCTATTAGAGAGATGGCAAGTTTGCTGAAGAAGCAAGAAGTTGGCACTGATGCAATGACATCGCCTGACATTAATGGCGGTACTATAGATGGTGCGACTATAGGTGGAAGTTCAGGTGTAACAATAGGTGTATCCGATGGCACAGTTTCCGCCCCGTCTATCAAGTTTACTAGCGACACCAACACTGGTATCTATAGAGGTGGCACAGATATATTAAAGTTTGTAACAGCAGGAACAGATGCGATTACCATAGATGCTAGTCAATTAATTGGAATTGGCACTAGTAGTCCATCATCTTATAACTCTTCATTTAATAACCTTGTAGTTGCTGATGCAGGGGATAGTGGCATAACTATTGTTACTGGAACATCTAGCGAGGGAAGCATTGCTTTTGCTGATGGCACTACAGGTGCTGATGCTTATAGAGGTTGGATTAACTATAATCATTTTAGTAATTATATGAGAATATTTACAAATGGCACAGAAGCTATGCGTATTGATAATAACGGCAGTGTATCTATAGGACACACATCAACAGGTGGTGCAAACTTTGCAATATGCGATGGTGCTAATTCAGCAATACAATTTTTCCCTGAAATTTCTACAGATACAAATTTAATACAACACTATGACCAAACTGCCACAGCATACATGAACTCAGAGCATAGAGCTAACAGTCATATATTTAAGATTGGCACATCAAATGCTGTAAAAATAGATTCATCAGGCAACTTGTTGGTGGGTAAAACTAGCAGTGGCTTATCAAATGCTGGTGTTTCTTTTTTAGGTGGTAGCAACGTAGGTACTTTTGAAGTTCGTAGAAACATTGCTACTGCAAACAGTTCTTCTGTGGGTTATATTTCAAGAGGTACGACAGACGGCAGTCTTCTGAAGTTCTACAGAGGTACTACTGCTGTGGGGGATATTGGTGTTTCTAATAGTGACCAATTAACTATTGGAACATCTGATGGCAGTGAAATGGGGTTGCGTTTTGATGGTGATTTAGAACATATTTTACCTACAAATGCTACAGGAGCAAAAAAGGATGCTTTAGCAGATTTAGGCTCTGCTACAGCAAGATGGAGAAACATCTACCTATCAGGTGGTGTATACTTAGGTGGCACTGGTTCAGCTAATAAGCTTGATGACTATGAAGAGGGAACTTGGACACCTGCTTTTAATTTAGTAACAGTAACACATACAGAACAATATGGTCGTTATGTTAAAATTGGAAAGATTGTTTACTGCAAAGCAAAAATTACAGTGTCTTCCATAGATAACACAGACCCTTCAGGTGTGCAAATGACTGTTCCTTTTACTGCAAATAGTAGTGCCGTAAATGGTGGCAGAGGGTGTCTTTTTTCTTACGATGGTAATGACTCATCACTAATTGATGGCTCTCATGCTGATATGCAAGGTGCTTATGTTTCTGGAACTACTTTTGCAATAACAGATAATACTGGTGGAACTACTCAATATAGTGAATTAACGCAAACTAGTGGTTCTTTCGTTTTTGCGTTTTCGTTTGAAGCAACATAACCCTATTGGACATAGGGTAGTCAGTCCATTTAACAAAGGAGATAAAAATGTTAACAGAAGAAACAATACAAGACAAAATAGAAGTCGTAGGTGACTTTAAGCACGTTCAAGTAAGAACTGCCACAGTCATCAAGAGAGATGGCACAGAGATAAGCAGAAGCTTCTCAAGGCACGTTGTTGCACCTGATATAAGTGCAGATGACTTAGCCAATGAGAGTGCAGAAGTACAAGCAATATGCAATGCAGTACATACAGATGCAATTAAGACAGCATATGCAACACATTTAGCAGAGCAGGAGATATAAATGGCAGTAACTTATGAATGGCAAGTCGCCAATATGGAACGTAATCTAGCTGATGGTGGTGTAACTATTGTGCATTGGAATTGTGTGGGTACAGAGAATGAAATATCTGCTCGTTCTTATGGAACAACATCACATACACCAGATGCTTCAGCTTCAGACTTTGTAGCATTTGATGACCTAACTGAAGAAGTTGTTTTAGGTTGGGTTCATGCTTCTATAGATAGAGATGAAATCGAAGCAAATATAGCATCAAAGATAGATGCTTTAGCTAACCCAACAACAGCAAGTGGAGTATCTTGGTAATGGCTGAACAATCAAATGTAATCACTATTGATGGTAAAGAATTTGATTTTGAAAAAGATCTAAATAAAGATCAGCAATACTACATCAATCAGATCAGAAGTTGTCAGACCAAATCTGCCAATATCAAGTTTGAGTTAGATCAGGTATCTGCCTCTCAGGAATATTTCACAAACAGACTTATTGCATCCATTAAGACTGATGAGACTGCACCAGTAGAGGCTAAAGCAAACTAGTGGAACTGGATTTAACAACACTGTGGTCGGGAATAATAACATTGGTCATAATGCCTATGGCTTATGTTTTTACTTATCTTGTAAAAGAAGTTAAGCGAATACAGATACTGTTAAATAAAACTCGTGAAGAATATGCCACTAAGGAAGATCTTAGGGATACATCAAGTCGTGTTATGGAGGCACTGCACAGACTTGAAGATAAGTTAGACAAAGTTCTCTCTAAATAAAGGATAAATAATGATAGATCCAATCTCAGCATTTGCGATGCTGACTTCGGCTCATAGTGCCTTAAAAAAATGCGTGTCAATGGGCAAAGATTTATCTTCCGCTACCAGTGCAATCGCATCCTATGCCAAAGCAGAAGCAGAGTTAGGCTTTGCTAAAGAGCAAAAGAAAAAGGGTATATTTGGATCTGTAATGGATCAGGCGATAGAGCAACATTTTAAGGAAGAAGAGCAGAATAGATTAAAAGACGAATTGAGGTCATTATTTCTTTTATACGGGTCAGCAGGACAATGGGAAAGGCTTCAAGCGACCATTGCTCAAGCAAGAGCAGAACACCGAAAGCAATTGCAGGAAAAACAAAGAATACAAGACCGCAACACAATGATTGTGGTCTGCACTGTTTTAGGAGTAGCAGGCATAGGAAGTATAATTTTATTTGCTAATTACCTTAAATATGGCACTCCATTCTAGCTCTAAGGCAGGCAGAATAGCTGAGTTCTTTGCCTGCGGTGTAATAGAGGATTTAGGGTGGCAAACATCTCTATGTCAGCAAGATGGAGTAGACCTCATTGCCTTTAAGGACAATGAATTTATTCGTGTTCAGGTAAAGGGGTCAAACATCAAGAGAAGCCTGAGAAACAATGGCTTACAATTTATGATGGGTTTAGGCACTAGCAAGCGGTTGCCTTCTATGCACGATTACGACATAGCTTGTATGGTATCCACATATCACCGCAGATGTTGGTTTATTCATGTCTGCAACGTACAGCGAAAATCAATCCGAAGACCAAAGTCTTTTTATGAAAACACCGAACTTGAATATGAAAGTTGGGAAAAGGCTGTCGATATTTTTAGGGAAATAAATCGAAATGATAGAAGTAAATTTTAGGCTGTTTAAGTTCTTCAACAATATCAGCACATTTTTTTACAACAAATATTGTAGTGATTTGAGAAGGAAGCAAGGCAGATGAAAGAGCAAGGAATACATCTAAATTTACTAAACCAACTCCGCAGACATGAAGGTTTAAGTTTAACTTTATATAAATGCTCAGGAGACCCGCCCAAGCAAACAATTGGTTATGGTAGAAATATTCAAGACAATGGCATATCAGAAGCTGAGGCAGAATTTATGCTGTTAAACGACCTTTTAGCTTGCGAGAGTGAGCTAAAGAATGAGGGATGGTATAATCAGTTAGACGAAGTTAGAAGGGCTGTAATTTTAAATATGGCTTTTAATCTCGGTAAGCCAACTTTACTCAAATTTAGGAAACTTATTGGTGCGTTGTCTGATGATGACTATGAGACAGCCTCTAAGGAAATGGTAACTGGCTCTGATGGAGTTAGCCCTTCTAAGTGGGCTTCTCAGGTTGGTAAGAGAGCATATGAATTAGCTGATCAGATGCGAACTGGTCAATGGCAAGATGTTTAAGGTTCTTGTTACAGTCTGCTTAATTATTGATCCCACTAAATGTATGTTTATTGAAAACACCCAATATCCAGTAGTTTATGAGACGTTTGATGAATGTAAGGCTAGAGCCTTAGAGATTGGCTCAGAAGTTCCAAAGTATTTAAAGGGATGGAGAGCGGTAAGATGGAAATGTCAAAAGATTAAAGAAGGGAAATTTATATGATACCATTAATAACAGCCATAGCCCCGCTGATAGGCGATATTGTCAAAGAGGCTATTCCTGATCCTGATAAAAAGACTGAGGCTGAGAATAAGGTTAGACTGGCTTTACTGGAGAACTCAAAGCAGATTGAGGCTTCTGCAAGTCAGATTATTTTAGCTGAGGCAAAGTCAGAAAGTTGGATTGCTTCTAGTTGGCGACCAATATTAATGATGAATATTACAGCTATAGTTTCAGTTAATTTTTTAGTGTTTCCATTAATAGGTGTATTCACTGGAACTGAATTATCCATCCCCCTTCCTGCCGAATTATGGACACTCCTGACAGTGGGTGTTGGTGGTTACACTATCGGCAGATCAGCAGAAAAAGTTGCAGGAAATTTAAAAAAATAGTAAAAGTGATTAATTGATTTATTTCAAAAATAAAGTGATTAATAAAGTGATTAATGAAAACTATTAACCTATATATACCCTCATTTTTAGGGGAAAAATGTCAGGCTCATAACCTGAAGGTCGTAGGTTCAAATCCTACCCCCGCAACCAATTATTCAATAAAATCAACGACTTATACAACCTCAAAGATTTCGGTTTTTGAGGTTTTTTTGCGTTTTAAGCCTGATAACGATCACAGAGTGATTAATAAAGTGATTAATGTTCGTCAGGTTTATTCCCCTTTTTTTGAAATAATAGTTGCATAATAAGTATAGTAGTGCGATAAATAGGAATATCATTTGTTTTAATGTGGTTAATTAAAAAAAACACAAATTTAAAAGTGATTAATATAAAAGAGGAGACAAAATCATGCAGAACAGAAAGAGAACAAAGCCTAAATTTAGGAACAAAAATAGAACATTTATACAGATAATTAGGGGAGCAAACTAATGGCTAATTATTTCATTGGTGATATTAAAAATTTTGAAATTAAATCTCAGGATTTTAAAGGCTTTAGATTTAGATACAAAACCCCAACTATGAATTATTACAAATTTAAAGTGTCTAAAAGCAAAAAAGAATTATCAGCTATCAGGAAAAACATGATGGCTGATTTTGATAACAATGTGACTAAGATTGAGGTTGCATTGTTTGAGGACATTACAAAGATTGCCTTAGAAAATAGATTAAATGCAGTTGGCAGGAAAGTTAATGGCATTAGACATAGATCATATGAGAATGATGAGAGGCATTTAAGGCTACACTTAACACCTTATTTTAAGGGTACTAGCATCAAAGAGATTACCACTGGTAAGATTAATAGTTTCATTGATGATTGTTCTAATAAGGATTTATCAGCCAAAACAATCAGGCATTGTGTGCAAACCTTAAATATGGTTATGAAATTTGCAGTTGATCAGGGCTACATCTCTAGAAACCCTTGTAACTCTGATGATAGAAAAGAGATTAAGGGTGCAGTGCATGAAAGAGGCGGTTACTCACATGACCATATAGCCAGTATATTAAAGGTTAAAAAGACATTATATCTAGATACATTTATAGCCTTCTCAGCCTTTACGGGAGTGTCAGCTAACGAACTTCAAGGCTTACAGTGGCAGGACATCAACTTTAATAAGTCTGAGGTGACTATAAGAAGGAATGTTTATAGATATGACACTCAGGAACTTAAAAATAATTTCAGAGAAAGAATTTTAGGCTTGCCATCTCACGTTATGACACTGCTAAAAAAGTGGAAGTTAAACTCACATTGTTCTTTATGGGTTTTCCCTAATGCTAGTGGTAAAAAACCATTTGAGCAAAATGCTATGAGAAATTTAATCAAGACTGTCTGTAAACACGCAGGAGTGCCTAACTATGGCATTGGTGGTTTTAGGAAGTACTTTAACACTTCTATGATTGGTGAAGTGCCTGATCATATCAGGAAGGCTAGAATGGGTCACTCTAAGAACTCTAAGACTGCTGAGGTTCACTACACTGTTATCGATTTAGAGCAGGCTAGAAGTCCAATGCAAGCTGAGAAAATATTGCAGAAATTGTTAGGCTAGATATCGTCTATAATGTTTCTGCTATAGATGTATGTAGCCCCCCTTTTATTCTTCAGGGGTGGCTCGTCTTTAACTTCAACATTCTGATTAGACCAATCATCTTCAGGTAGGTCTTTATTCTTCTCTCGTAATTCATCAAATATTTTACTGACTTCGTAGTTGCCATCTCTTCGCATATCGTGGCAGTTTGGACACATATAAGCCCTAAGACGTTTATTCATGCTCGGAGGCATTTCTGCCTTGCAAAATTTGCAATAGTCAAAGGGATTTGAACTCATCTCTTAACCTTTGTTGCTCAAACCTAAAATCATCAAAGCATTTATGTCCACAGAATATATTTTTTTTAGCATTGGCTAATCCTGCATACCGCCAATCAAAAGCCTTACCGCACTGCTCACATTTATCCATCAGTGGTGTTTGTGATATCGTTGGTCTTGTCGGTTTTTTCCATCGGCTCATTTTCACAAGTTCCTGAACAACAATCTACAGCTACACGAAATTGACAAATTGAACATTTCTCAATCGACCCCATATTTATAGGTCGCCATGCTGATTTGCACATTGGACACACTTCCATCACTCACTCCTTTTGTATCTATAACCATCTCTCGCAGAACCTTTTTTATACTGATAATTCGTGGTTTTGATCACCTCAGATAGCGGTGATATGCCATAGTTCACAAAGGTAGGATTAATAGTTACCTTACCCTCTTTGTCACTGTCTCCATTTGGATGATCTTCAAACATCATTTCGTCTTCAGCTATGACTGGCTTTTTTCTTTGAAGCTGTTTGCATATAGTCCTGATAGCACTACTGCCACTAGATAATTCGTATCGACATTGACTACACGTTTTAGGACTATCCCGCCTTTGTCTTGATTTTCTCAGGGGCTTACCGCAATGACCGCAGTTAGAAAATTCTTCATTATCTTTTTCTATTTGCTCTTTAGTCCTGCGAAGTGTTGGTTGAGGTTTACTCATCTTCATTTTTCTCCACAGCTAATTCTCCTGCAAGTGCCACATATCCAATGGCATCCACAAAACTATCTTTGGCATTTTCGTGGTCAAAAGAAATTCTAGATATCTTTAGCAAAGCCATCATTATGCCAACATCGTGCATCTTAATCTCATGCCCCAAATAGCTACTCCATAAAGTAGCTATCCGAGAAAAGTTATCTGAGGCATCGCCATAGTTTTGATGACGATCCCCATTGATAAGTTCATCAGCTTCCTGAATTAATTGACTTCGATCAGAAAGGAATTTCATCATTTAACTCTGTAGAATTAGCTAAAGTTTGACCGCCTGCACTGACCTTTGTTGGGTCTGCTTTGACTAGCTTGCCTGCAATCCAGTTGTCATTTTTCTGATAAACATTGGCATAAAATATTTCACCATTAATGACTAGCTTGCCATTATAGTCTGAGTGCCAATCCTCAGTCTTACGATCATTTTTGTTTATGGAAATAGTTAGCTCATCCACTCCATATTTTATCATTGGTTTATTATCCATTTAGCTCTCCTTTTTTGGTTTTGAATTTTTGGATTATTTTGTCATCTGTAGGTTTATATTTGACGTACAATTCAGTAAGTTCTTTTTGTGTCTTTGCATTGTCTATCAATGAAATTAGATCTACTTCAGAGGGCTTGGAGGAGGTGATACCCCCTGAAGCAGAATTACCTGAAGGTACAAATGTGGGAGCATAACCTTCAGGCTTTAATGTAGCGACTTCTCCATCATCATCGTCAGAAGGAAGTCCAAATATACTTTGTAAGCCATACCTCTTTGCATAGCTGATAGCCGATCCTTGTTTTTGTGGATCATTAGGATCTTTAGAAACAATCTTAGTTCGGCTAACCCTCATTGCCCCTGAAGAGTGCATCATTACTGTTCGTACAAAAGATATATCCCCTTCAAAATCCATCTCCTGAGTGAACGTCAGACCAAACTGAC